CCAAAACAGGGAGTACAGCATGAGAGTACGTGTAATTACACCTCTGGATCACGACAATGTTTATTATGAGCCTGGTTCTGAATTGGATTTAGCTAGTGTTGCTGGTTTGGAAGGAGTCGTTGAGGTTATTGAAGATGATATGCCAAATGTGACTGTTGACGTAGAAGTTAAAAAGAGCGAACCGAAGCAGAGACAACCAAGAGATAAAAAAGAGAAGAAAGAAGAAAAAGTAGAAACACCAGTCGACACTAATCCAGTTAATACAGAAGAAATAATAGAAACACCAGAAAATTCAGTTGACTCTAATCCGGTTGTGACGGATAATGAGTAAGGCTTATTGGATGTGCCATAACCATTATGAGTAAATTTAAAGTACAAAGATATACTACGAGTGTAGTCGTACCGGCTGAGGACGTAATTGAACCGGCGGGAATTGTAGATCAATTGAACGGTATACTGAGAGGAATAACTATTTCAGCACCCGATCTAACTGGAACTTCATTCATTGTTTATATAACTGGTCAAAGAGGCGAAACCCTATTTACTAAATCTTCGCTTGTTGAAAACGCACTGAACTATATCGGCATAGATGGTAATAACTTCCCCCTGGCAATACCGTTATCATTGTTTGGTGTATCACCTGTTAAGATAAAAAGTAGCGGTACACCGGCATTTACTAATATTCTTACTTTAACTAGTTTAACTCAAAATCCGGCTGATGGTGAAACAGTAACTATTAATGGGCCTACTGATAGTCGAGTCTATCGTTTCAAAAACACGCCAGCACAAATAAATGACATAAAAATTATCCCACATGTAGCAGCAAGTAATACATTTGTTACAAACAACACCAATCCAATTGCTGAGGAAACGGTCACTGTTGACTACCAGAATTATACATTCAAAACTGCATTAACTGAGACAAAAGCTAGTGGTGTTGTTACTTCAACTGTCAATGGAGTACCCATCGAAAATGACACAATTGTAATTGGTAGCGTGACATATAGATTTAGAGATACATTGGCACAAATTAATGATGTAAAAATAGGAGCCACTGGTCAGGCTACACTTAACAATTTACGTGCGGCTATTAATTTAACTGGTACTGCTGGTGTTGAATATTTTGCTGGTCAAGTAGCTAATCCAGATGTTAGTGCGCCTTCAGCTGCTCAACTAAATGTAGCTGATTATGATCTAACTATTCAGGCATTGGTGATTGGTGTTGCTGGCAACTCGATTGTTCTTACTGAGAACGCAACTAATATTACTGTGAGTGGTTCAGGAACACTTGAAAATGGTGCTGATGCTATACAAAATGAAATATTAATAGGATCAGATGGTGACGATACACTCACTAATTTAAAGAAAGCTATAAACAATGAAGCCGGAGAAGGTGTTAAATATAGTACCGGTACTCCTGCTAGTGAATATGTTACCGCCAGTGTTGTTTCTCATACTTTCACCGCAACAGCTATTGTAGCCGGTGCGAGTGGCAATGAGATACCATTTTCTGAAGATGCTACCAACATCACGGCTGGTGATAATGGTGGATTCTTAATTGGAGGCGAGGATAAGGCCTATGCAACTCTCGATAATTTACGAGGAGCTATAAATGCTGACGGAGCGGGAAATGGTAGTGACTACTTTGCTGGCACGTTGGCTCATGGGGATGTATCAGCTTCGATTGATGGTGGTGTTTTGGATCAAATGGTAGCATCAGGTAAAAGTACAGTAAGTAAACGCGATGACGTTCTATTTCTTAGTGTTACTGAAGCTACTTGGGATGCAGATTATTTTACAACCGGTGGTGAAACTGCTGCCCGTACATTTAATATTGATTTGTTAATTGAAAGAGAATAATATATTTTCATGGCTGCTTTAAAAATAACTTCAACTAATAAAGAATACATACAATCTGAGGGTGGAAACGCGTTAGTAGTATCATTTGTGATTATTGACGATAAAGACCAGGTTGAATACAAACGTATTTTTCCTCTTGAATCAACACCAGAAGCTATTAAGGCTGAGTTGTCTAAGGCATTAGAAACTTATTTATCTGAGAAGAAACAAGCCGAAAAGCAAAGGATTATGGATGAGAAGGAAGACGCGGCTGACGCAACTCTGGCAGAGTTGACAGATTTTCAATTAGAGGATAGTATTAAGGAGAAGAAATGAAAAAGACACTAAAATCAGCACAGTTTGATCTTGAACATAACGTTTTATACCGAGTTGTAAATAGATTTGAATTCGCTAGATTACTAGAAATGGTTGGTGTGAAGGTATCTGTAAAGGCTATGAATGACCTGGAACTAATGCAAAAAGAAGCCCGTAAAGCATTAGATCGTGAAACTTACGAATCACTACTTGATAAAGCATCCCGTCCGATATTTACTGAAAACAAATTTGGCAAAACCTTGTTAAATGGCATTAGAAGTGTATTTGGAGATGCCAAACAGGCCGGTTTCCTCAAAGATTTGACTACGTACGGCCTACGGATTAACGGATTGACTGGTAGTTGGGGACTGACTTCAAATAAGAAAAATCTAGTCACTGACGCTGGTAAGGCGGGTGTGGCATCTCGTATTAACGGGGCTGGTTCTGAAGCGGCATTTACATACATTGCTACCGGTACTGGTACTACCGCGGCTAATGCTGCTGATACAGCCCTTGAGACAGAACTGGCTACGTCCGGCCTATCACGTGCCAATTCTTCAGCTTCAAGAGTAACCACAACTGTTACCAACGATACTGCCCAGTTGGTAAATACATTCAACGTAACTGGTTCACAAGCCGTAACTGAATCCGGTGTATTAAATGCTGGTGCATCTGGTGTACTTCTTTGTAGACAAGTATTTTCAGCTATCAACGTGGTAAACGGTGATTCATTGCAGATAACTTGGAAAGTTAAAGCTGCATAGTTGACTATCTTCTTCAGGTGTAATATAAATAAGTGGGAGAATTACAAGGCAGAGAGCAAATTGGCGGTTCAAAAGACCGCCTTTTTGTTTGAAAAGCATGAAATATAGGCACGAAATATTGTAAAAAGCGTTGATTTTGATTGTTTCGATCCCTATATATAGCAGTAAACATTATGTCAAGTTGCTGGTAGGTGCGCTTAACACAGGTATAAAAAGACTATAAAAACCCATATATAGCCATTTTCAGTGAGTGCTTATGATATAATAATACTAGTTATATATTGCACTTTAACAAGGAGGTGAGACAAATGGAGTGTCAAAGATGCTCAAAGGCGAAAGCCAAAAGACAGGTCTGTCCTGGTTGCCGACACATGCATGGTCATGGGGCCGTACATTGGAAGGATAATAGGATTGGACTGGTTTATCTTTGCGATAAATGCGCTGAGATAAATGAAGAACTATGGCAGACAAATGCCGTAAGTTCGATATAGCACTTGTTAGGGCGGTCAGAAATGGCCGCCCTCTTGGTTTATAATGAATTCATGGCTGCAAGACAGTATTATTATACTGAAGAGTTAACTGAGGCTAGTACTACTTCAAGTTCGTACTCGGACAAAGAAACACTAACCTTTACACCAGACGACAATTCTGACTATCTGATATTGGCTACATCCCTTTACAGGAAAACACAAAGCGCTGGTTCAGCTTTACCTTCAGTAGCCTTGCGTGAGAGTACAACGGTATTTTGTGAAGGAGATCAGTTGAGGTCATTTAGTAACAAAGCTGGTATTGGTTTTATGGATATTAGAAGTTACGGTGCGTCACCAGGTTCAAAAAATATAAACTTGAGTGTGAAAGTAAGCGGCGGTGTTTCACCTACGGCATATGTAGATGATATGCGAATTGTAGCGATAAAACTTGATTCGGCTGATAAGTTTGCTACCACCGATACTGAATCATCTGATGCCGAAGGTGCTAGTGCTGACTATGATACGATATGTACTCTAACATTTACACCTGCTACACAGGGCGACTATTTGATAATTGCATATGCAGAATTACAACCTAGTTCTGGTGGTTTGGCTTATGGAAAATTAGTAAACGGAGCAAATAGTTATGGTGAGGGCATAGTGGGTAATCCTGCTGGTGGTAGTGTATATGTTCCCTGGTTTACAATGGTCAAATTAAATTTGGCAGCTTCTAGTCAGACATTTACTATTCAAGATAAAGGTGGTAATTTTTCAACCCATTATCATAGGAACATGAGAATAGTGGCGATACGGCTAAGTAACTTTGAAGCAACACAATATAACGAGAGTAGAGGTAGATCAACTAACACAACAACCACATATTCAACCAAAGCGTCTATAAATTTTACTCCTAACAATGTAAACCATTTAGTTTTAAGTGCATTGCTAGTAGATAATGATACTTCTATTGGTACTACGGTAAATAGTTTAACTGATGGAACAACTGTATTTAATGAACAAACATTTGAACCGTTTACTAGTGCTACTGAAAAAATGTCACAAATGCAGTTGTATGTGGCAGTATTGGCCGCATCATCTACTACGTTTGTAAATCAATTTAAAAGGGGATCAAACACCACTGCTGCACAGGAGGCAGCTATCGCAATACTTCAATTAGAAGTAGCAAGTACTGCATATGTAGAAACATATACCGAAACTGTTACGCAAACAGATTCACTAATTAAAACACCAGGCAAGTTGTTATCAAGCACTCTCACACATACAGACGCGTTCATTAGAGGTATTTATAAGGTTGTTTCAGTAAGTATTACCAATACTGATACTTTAAAAAAAGTACCCAGTAGGAGTATTACAGAGAATATGACTAACACTGACTATCTTTATAAATTGCCAGAGAGAAAATTTACAGAAACAATTACCGATAGTGATACACTTAAAAAGTCTCAAAATAGGTCTTTTAGTATTGAGTCTGTCAGTTTGGTTAATATATTAAGTAAATCTTCTATTAGATCGTTTGCAGAATCATTTAGTAATACTGACAATCTCTATGCGGCAATAGTGGGAAGGATGTTTAGTGATGTTATTAATTTTAGTGACTATATAAATTCGGTTGTAAATAGAATATTTACTGAAATTACAACACTTATATCAACTTTTCTTGGACAACTTACCGCTGTAAGAGAATTGGTAGAATCCATAACTACAACGGCAATTGGTGCAATGTCTAAAACTTTTTATTTTAATCCTATAGAAATATTTACTTATTATGATTACCTATATAAAAATACGTTAAAAAATATGGTTGAAAGTTCAAGTATTAGTGATAATTATTCCTTTGATTCTGGTAGATTGTTTACTGAAAATGTAACAATCGAAGATCTATTGTTTAAGATATTGCCGTCAATACTGTTTGATGAAGAAATTGGTATATCTGATTATCTTTTAAATATGGGTATTAAAAACTTAGTTGAATTGATTAATTACACTGATAACTTATATACCATGTTGACTATCAGAATATTTACTGAACTTATATTTGTAACTAGTTCATTGTCAAATGTAACAGCTAGATTGTATTCAGAAAGCATCGCTATTACTGAAGTATTAATAAAAACTATAATACGTAGTATCTCAGATATATTTGAATTCACTGATTATTTGTATAAAACAGCCGGTAAGGTGATAAACAATACATTTAGTTTGACATCAAGTTTTGATTTAAGAATAAATAAAGTATTAGTTGAAACAATTACAGCAGTACAGCAGTTTTTGCGTACTATACTAAAAAATGCACCTGAGACAATTACTATATCAATAGTGCTTGAAAAGTTAACAGGAAGATATTTGGATTTAGAAAGTACTGAGACAACTGACTATGTAGTTAAAAGACCAAACAAAAATCTTACAAGTGGTACTGCTATATCGGATGTTGTAAACAAAACACCTGGAAGATCGTTATCAGATCAATCAGTTGTGACAGCATTGTTTAATAGTTCAATAGGTAGACATTTGAGTGAGATTGTTACATTAATAGATAGTGTTTTAAATCTAATTTCTAAAAAGTTTACTGAGTCAATATTACATAATGATGTACTAAAAATAGACTACCATAAGTTTTTAAGCGAGGTAATTAATCATGTAGATTCATTTACTACAACTTTGTTCAGAATCTATAGCGAATATCTAACTATTACTGGCAATCTATTTAAGAGTGTTTTCAGGTTGGTGTCTCTGGAAGTGACCACATATGAAGATCTTTTAGTTAAAAGACCAATCAAGACATTTAATGAGATAATTAGTGTAATTGAGACATTTTTAAGATCAATATTTACAATACATGTTGAAGTAAACAATATTACTGACTCAGTATTTAAGAATGTGGTGGTAAAACCGTTTGTTGAAACAATCTCTTTTATAGGATTATTTATTTCTAGTGTCAGTAAGGAGTTTTCAGAATTATTCGCATTTGAAGACGACTTAATAAAAGTAAAGTCTCAAGTGTCTGAAGAGATTATAAATTTGATTGACGTAGCTAAGGCATTTATTGGCATAAGAGTATTCAGGGAATATATAACCGTTACTGAAGATCTTTTGTATGATATTACTGAACGTGTGGCTAGGATCAAGGTTTATTTGACTCAGGTCGCCAGAAAAGCAATAAGTAATACGGCTTACAAAAGGGTAGAATTGAAAAACGATATACCAAAGGCTATACTGAGGCAGAGGTAATATGGCACAAATAATTGTTGCACTTAATTTTCCAAGTACTAATATCGCTGAAATAGGCAAAATTGTGGCTGATGCTCAATCTGGACAAGCAATTGTTACCCTTGAAAATCCACAAAACATAACCGGAAATGACTTTTTGTTGGTTGGTGAAAAAGGTCAATCAACCGCTGAACTTAAAAAAGTATTGTCATTAACTGGGAATAATGTTACTTTTACAGCCAATCTAGCGTTAAAACACTACTACAATGAACCAGTTTATAAATTGCGTGGAGATCAGATAAAAGTTTATAGGGCCAATAATGTAAATGGTCAGGTTCCGGTAGATGGTTTATTTAGTACTATTGCTACTTTTGGTATAGATCCAGATCAGCCAAGTACTGAATATTTTGATGCTGATGGTGGTGAAGCCTATTGGTATAAATACACATATTTCAATTCAGACAGTTTGGTTGAGACAGATTTAGTTGATTCAGTAGCAACAAGAGGTGGTGACTATCATCAATATTGTACTGTGGATGATGTTAGAAATAACGCCGGATTTGATAATAATACATATATACCAGATGCAATTATTGATGGTTGTAGAACAAGCGCTCAGGACTTTATTAATGGTGCGTTATCTGTGGCTGGATACACATTACCATTAACTGATAGTTATGGTAATTTCTTTGTACCGCCATCAATTAAATATTTAACTACTGAACTAGCCGCTGGTTTTCTTCTAAGAAAAGATTATGGTGTTGGCGCTGATGGTACTAATAAAGAAGGTAAATCTAAGATTGACTGGGTAATGGATATATTAAAAAAGATCACAGACCGTGAATTGTCGCTGTCTGATCTTGAAAATATTGCTTTAAATCAAGATACTGGGATGGGTGGTTGGCCGGACAGTACAACCAAAGACCAAACTGAAGAAGATGCTGGTGGTGGTATAGCTTTCTCTATTTCACATAAGTTCTAACGTGAAGATTAAAATAACACTTATAGGTTCAGATAAGATTTTAAAGAAATTACAATACCAAAAAGGCGTATTGAAGGATTTTAGTAAGGAACTTGATGAAGTAGGTAAGTACTTGGTTAGATTTCATAGAGATGAGATTTTTGATACTGAAGGACAAATAATTGGTCAAAAATGGCAACCACTGAAATCGGTATATGAATACAAAAAAAGACAATTATATCCAGGTGCGGGCATATTAGTACGTACTGGTAATCTGAGAAGGGGATTTATATATGATGTTAATAAAAATCGAATGGTGTTTAGAAACAAAGTTGTTTCTTATGGCCCAACACATCAATTTGGTGATCCGAGGAGAAACATACCGCAAAGAATGTTCTTTTTAATTGATAAGCAACGTAGAGAGAAAATAGTTGATATAATACATGCAGGTGTTATTAGAAGATTAGCCACATCATAATATGGGATATAAAAAGACGTTTTCAGAAGTAATTTTGAATCTATTGCAAACTAATTTATCTACAGTTGCCCCGTTTAAACAGTACTTTGATGGAGATCCTGTAGCCATACCTCAAACACTACTTCCTTGTGTTTGTGTATTAAAAACAGCTACCGATTACAAAAATCAACCGGCTACGGGTACTGAGGAGCGCACGCACTCATGTACGATACGCTTAGTTTTCAATAAAAAGGATGAGTTTGGCAAGTCTTCAAATGAAGTAGTATTACAAAAAACTGCTGAAAATATAGTAGAAGGAGTCAATGAGACAAACAATCAGTTACATGAAAATTCAATAATGGGAGTATTGCGTAGAAACTACACTTTTGGCGGTTTTTCCATAACTAATGAGGCTAGAGTGGATTACGGAATTAGCACTAGCAGACCGGATCTGATAACTTTTGAGGTTGATATAACCATTAATGCTGACGAGCGATTATTAATGCCTACGAGGTCGTAGTTGACACTTGACTTAGTAGAAGATATTATTGACGTATGGCTATGTTCAGGTATAGGAACGAATCTAAAAACGATTTGATGATAGTAAATGTAGGTGTTGTAAAAGCTGGTGATATAATTGAATCCGATACTGTTATTGAAAATCCTAACCTAGTTAAGGTTGGTGTTGAGGCTGAAACACCTGTAAAGGAAAAGCCACAAAAGTAATATGGCATCAGAACAAATTGCAGACATTGGCTACCTGGCGGTTAAAAAAGAGACTACTAAAGGTACGGCTGTAACTCCTAATGTGTATTTGCCCTTCTTTTCAGACACATTGGCAACTTCTAACAATATAGAAGATATTGATCCGATAGTGGGATTGAAAGCTATGAGACTAAGCACCCAACGCGGTCAGAGAGATCATAAAGGTGAAATAGTATTTTTGGGTGAACCTAATACTGCTGGATATATACTAGATATGTTTTTAAATAAGGTATCTACCTCAGGTGGTAGCCCCTATACCCATACATTCAGGGGTAATACCACTAACCCAAACTCATATACAGTTGATGTAGCTAGAGGTAGGTCTGTACATAGATATTGGGGACTTGAGGCACGTGAATTTGAGATAACATTTGACAACAATAGGGCCAAGTTCAATGTAGGGGTGAGCGCTTTAGGAGCATTTACTGGTGCTAAGATAACTAACGTTTCCACTAATACATTAACTATTTCATCTGAATATGATGCTACACCTACAAAGGGATTAGTTACTTCCGATCTGGTACGTATATTCTTAGCTAACGGAAATGTTGTCGATACAACAATTTCCTCACTAGCTGCAACTACTATTACCGTTGCGTCTGCTGGTGCGGCTTCAACGGGTGATTTCATTACTTTAAGACCGGCAACTCCTACTGTTACTCTTGTTGATTACTTAACATGGGCAAGGACAGAATTTAGATTTGGTGATACAGCATCCGCGGCCTTGTCTGCAACGCAAACACAAGTAGAAGCAGGATCGGGATATAAATTCATGCACAAATTGCTACCAGATGAAGGGGCCAAGAGAAGTGGAAGTTTTGATCCTGTTTCATTGATCCGTGGTAGAACTGATGTTGAATTAAAAACAAAGATATTCTTCGACACACCAGATGAGCAGTCCAGATTTAGGGAACAGTCTAAGAGAGCGTGTGTGGTTAGATCATTTGCAGGAGCAAATAATGCTTCAACCTATGAACTACGTGCTACATTAAATAACTTAGTGGTTGATGGTAATCCTGTTAACTCTGAAGTTGGAGGCGTGTTGTTTAATGATATGACCTTTAAATCCAGATATGATTCCTCAGATGCCCAAATGTTCGATATTGTGGTGATAAATGGTGTCGCTTCTATCTGAGTATTGACTATATAACGGTATTGTATTACGATATTATCAATGGATGAATTCAAGGTAATTGTATTAAAAGGCATTGACGGAACTGACATCGAAGTTAAGTATAGATCAGTATCTTCAGAGTACGATTCTGAACAGATAGATAAGGTATATTTGGATTCATTGACAATAAACGAAAATGGTAAGTCTGTGTATAAGGTTGATAGGTCGGCTTCGGATATTTTGCGTCAACGTATAGAAGCCTTGATAAATTATTTTGTTACTGATGTAACTGGATGTGAAGGACAGAACAAAGCTGAATATTTGAAAAAGAAAGTAAATAGAGTTGAATGGCAAAAATTGGTTACTACTCTTGAGTCTGTGGTAGAACCGGTATCTGAAGTGGAAAAAAAAGACTAATAAAAAGCTTGGTTTTGTCGTTGAGTAATAGTAAAGGTTCTTCTATCCCCAAGGAATTTTCTGATATTGACTTGATGTTAGCTACCGGATGGGATTATATTACCTTAAAATCACAACCCCGCCGGATTCTGATATACTTGAAGATATACCTTGAGGTTATGCGCGATAGAGGTAAAATTATAGGTAATAAATAATATGAGCCTAGAATATGAACATATTGGAAGAAGTATTTTGCCGTCACATCCAGATTATCCGGTGTTAAATGAGTTAAGTGCAATGATTTGTCTAGCCACTAACTTCCATGCTCATTTCAATGGGTTCAATACAGTAGAGGGCATATCTGGACAAACAACGAGAGAACCGGCTATCGGTGGGATCGAGAGACTGGCTATTATTGACACACTAAAAGAATCCATGTGGCATGAATTGCATTGTGGTAGATTCGCGGATTTTATAAACGGGCCAGATTTCAAGTTATCTAATCTATTAGAAAGCGAATAATGGCTGCTGAAAAAGACAAAATGCAATATTTGGTTGAGGTAGTTGATAAAGCTACTTCAGATCTACAAAAAATAGAGAGTCAAGTTAGGTCACTAGATGGTCAAATGGATAAATTAAGCAAAACGACTGAACAAGGTGGTATGTCGTTCGGGAAAATGGCTGCGGCATTTGGAGCAGGAAGTTTGTTGGGTAGCGCATTGTCAAAGGCTATAAACTTTTTAACGAATGAGTTTAGGAGTTCAATAACACAAGCTACTATTTTGGATATGTCAATGAAAGGTCTGAATACTACGGCTGCTGCATATGGTATATCTCAAGATGCTGCTCGCGAATCAGCTAAAAAATTAGCTAGCGATGGAATGATTACTGTTGCTACTGCTGCAAAAGGATTGCAAAGTTTATTCGCATCGGGAATGAATCTAGAACAGGCTACTAATTTGATGGTGGCTTATAAGGATCAAGCCGCATTTGGCCGTGTAAATACTTTAAGTATGGATCAGGCTGTGGGTAATTTGGCTGAATCATTTATGACTGAAAGCTCTATGATAGGTAATTTGTCAGGACAAACAGAAAACTATAACCTAATCATCTCAAGAGGTGCAGCAATAATGGGACGTACCACTGCCTCATTGAGTGAATCTGAAAGAACACAAGCTAAATATTTAGGTACTATGCAATTGGGCAAAATTGTAGCTGGTGATAATGAAAGAGCAATGGACTCACTTAATGGAGCGCAAACTAGATTAACTAACTCTATAAATATACTGCATCAAAACGTAGGTTTAGCCTTAACACCCGCATTATCTATGTTGATGTCTAATTTTAACGATTTAGTCACAGAAACAAATAATGGTGTAAATCCATCCCTGAATCAATTGGCTAAAACGGTTGCGGTTGTTGCCGCCATTATTGAAGATGCAATTTCAGTAGTATTTAGGTTTGGACAGGCTGCTCTATCTACTTTTAAAGCTGTTGGTAGTGGTGTAAGAGACATTTTTGACCCTACATATAATCCTGGTGACATTATGAGTAAATGGGGTGAAGAGTCCAGAGCGGCTTTTGGTGGATTATCCGATGATATAAAAAGAAACGGGGACAGTTTGCAAAAAACATTAGATAAAATAGATAAAGAAGGTGCAGGTGCTTTTGGGAATATCTCAAAAACTATGGCAGAAAAAATTCCTGAAGCAGTTGATAAGGGTGCTGAGGCTACTAAGAAAAAACTCGCTGATCTGGCAAGAACAATATCGAGTACAATAAGAGATTTTACCCATAGTGTAGAACTAAAAACTGCTGATTTTCAAAGAAGCTTAGAAGATTTGGTTATCTCACACCGTGACGCAATAAAAGATTTAAGAGATCAAATTAATCAGCTTAATCAAGATTTTAACGAAGGAGCTGACGAACGTTTAGCTACTCATGAGGACAATAAGAACAAAATATTACAAAAGTATGAGGACGAAACGAAAGTCTTGAAAGACAATCTTAATCGTAGACTAGCCGATAATACTGGTTCAGATGAACAATTGATAGCCTATTTCCAGGCTCAAATTGCTGAAAAAGAAAAGGCTAGAGACGAAGACTTAAAGAATGAAGATGATAGATATACCTCTGAGGAGGATAAACAAAAGAAATCCCTTAATAAACAAATAGCGACTTTGCAGGAGAAATTAAACAACGAATTAGATATACAAAAAGCTCATCAAGCCGACTTTGACGCTGTTAAAGACAAAGCTGCTGATGATGATATAACTAGATTGAAAAATAGTTTTACTCTTGAAATGGAAGAAATGAAGAGACAACACGATATACGCATGGAAGAGTTGAAACGTGAACAAGATGAAATATTAGCTGTAAAATCGGCTACAAACTCGTCTGATACATCAAATATAGTTAATAATTCAAAGAAAGTAACACCACAGACTAATACTGGATATTCATATAGTCCGTTTGTGTCTAGTTCAAGAATGACCGATCCGTACTTGCGTGACGCTAGTGGTAATCCAATTGGTTCACGATCTACTTTTCATGGTGGTGGTATGGTAGAAGGAAATGGTGAAGTTCCTATACTTGCTAAGGCTGGTGAAGTAGTTATGACTCAAAACCAGATACAAGGACTATTAGCAATACTTGAGAGAGGTAAAATAAACAATCAAGGAGATACTGGAATGATTGTTAATCAAACTAATCATATTTATGAACAAACTGACATGACTGCTGCTATTAGAGAGTTAGGTTGGATGTTGAAAGTATGAAAACAGTTTACTTAAATGATTATCAAATACACTCCAATAGTGTAAATATAGGTACGTATATACAAAGGATTCAGGGTTTAGATTTCCCGACAATGAGATCATCTGAATACGACAAGCCTGGCGAGTATGGTGGTGTGTTAGCTAATCAATTATATGGTGGAAGGAGAATAACAATAACCGGTTTTATTGAAGGAAACAACATTGAGGAGTATGAACAAAGACGGCGTGGATTACAAAATGCCTTAGGGATAATTAGGGACGTTTATTCAATTCCTCAACCAATAACCTTGAAATTTACAACTATGGATGATTTAGCACTTCAAACTGATGTTTATGCAAGAGACTTTAAGATGGATGTTCAAAACGTTTTAAGTGCTGCATTTATGATTGATTTGTATTCGCCTAAATATGAATTATCCTCACAGTCACTAAATATACAAGCTGTGTCTGTTGCGGGTGGGGGTGGTGCTGTTTATCCGGTAATATACCCAGTAACTTATGCAGTAGAGACGGGTGGTTCAGTTACTATCACAAATTCTGGTTCAGTAGAGATATTCCCGACAATATACTTAAACGGCCCATTAAATAATCCAATTATTCAAAATACTACCAATAATAGATATATATCTTTAAATCTAACCCTGGGTTCTTCAGACCAAATAATTATTTCAATGGATAGTAAAAAGATAATACTGAATGGCAATCAATCGGTAATATCTAACAAAGTTTCTGGTTCATTGTTCTGGTGGTTAGAGAAGGGTGAAAATATAATAAAATTACTGACTAGTTCAGGGGGTGATACTGGAAATGCACAAGTTCAATGGCGTAATGGATTTTTAGGAGCTTAATATGCTAGGCAGTTCAACAAAATATCCCACAGTAACAACCGAATTGAGTGATGGTGGTTATTCTTGGTATGACATAACAGGTGTTCAGCAGGTAGGTGGATTAATAGCTAGTGGGGCAATAACGGATGTAGACGCAACACAGAATACACTTAAAAATACAGGTTTTGGTTTTAATATACCAACAAATGCGACAATACAAGGAATTGTTATTGAGATTAACAGACATGCTTCACAAAACTTATCGAATAGATACAGAAAAGATAACGTAGTTAGGTTATTAAAATCAGGTGCGGTTATTGGTGATAACAAGGCATATTTAGATAGAAAATGGGAAAGTAATGCCTATAATGTTATCCCCTATGGTAACGATCATGACTTATGGGGTACAACTTGGACACCATCAGAAATAAATGATGCAAATTTTGGCGTTAATGTACAACCAATAGGAACTGATACTTCTGGTAACACTGTATCAGCAGATATAGATTTTATTAGGATAATTGTTTATTACACTATTCCGGCTTCTACCTCGTTTTCTCCAAGCACAATAAAACAGAATCTTGACTCAAGGTACTCATTAGAAATACTAGACTCCTCTAATGATTTAATAGCTGAATTTTCAGGAAGAGCAAAAAATAGGTCAATAAAATTATCTAGAAACAATACTTACGAAGCGTCTTGGAGCCTGGATATAGACGACTTAGAAAAATTTGCTAGACAGATAAATATTAACGCCAGATCACTACTTAGTGCAGGTCAGAACAGGGTAGCAATAAAGCGCATAAATGTACCTGTATTTGGTGGGCAAATTATTTATTACGATGCTACTCTTCAAGATCAAAGATATGTAAATATTAAGGCTGTAGGTTGGCTAGATTTATATAAAGATAGATACACCAGTGTTTTAAGAGAATTTACTGCAACTGACGCTGGTGTGATTGCTAGTACACTTATTTCTGAAAGTCAGGCGTTAAGTTATGGATCGTTTGGTACAACTATAGGTACTATAAAGTCGTCAGTAAATAGGGACAGAACTTATGAATATAAGAATATAAAAGAGGCGTTAATACAATTATCTGAAGTTCACAATGGATTTGACTTTGAATTTACCTGGGATAATATTTTTAATGTTTACTATCCTTCAATGGGGGTACAAAGAAACGAGTTTGAATTTGTTTACCCTGGAAACATTAAATCAATCAAAATTTCTACTGATGCCAGTGGGCTATTAAATTATGCTATTTTAAGGGGTCAAGGATATGGTGAAGGACAAATAATTGATATTAGTCAGGATGTTAATTCTCAAATAGCTTATAAACGGCGTGAAGTCGTGCTTGATTATTCAGATATACCAGATGCAGATACTTTACTACAACTTGGTAACGAAGAAGTATCAATTAAAAAACAACCACTCGAAGTAATAGAAATAACTTTAGATGGAAACAAAGAACCATTTTTAGGTTCCTATGGATTAGGTGATAGGGTAAAAGTTAGGGTAGAAGGTTTACAATTATATTCAAATATAGATGCTTTTTACAGAATTGACGAAATTGAAGTAAAAATAGACGATAATGATAACGAAGAAGTTAATTTAAAATTAACTCTATAATGTCTAAAAATCAATCACAATTATTACTAATAAATAGTCTAATTAACCAGATAAAGGATATGCGTGAAGAGTTAATTAGGTTAAAAACAAACCAACTTACTAGGGTAATTTTGCCAAAATATAACGGTAGCCCGTCTGGTGTCCTGGATGGTGAAATATGGTATGATACTTCCAGTAATACGTTTAAAAAACGTCAATCCGGTGTAACAAAAAACTTTGAAACACCATAATTCTAATACATTAGAAATATGTCAACATATTTAAACATAAGAAATGGCGGGAAAACTAATGAAGAAGGAGCGATGCGTTTATTTGCTAAACTAGCCGGAACTCAAAATAAGGGAAAAGTTGGAGTAACTGATTTGGCTGTAAGTCAAAATGGTACACCAAACATGTCGGTAAATGTAGCAGCGGGTGATATTATCATTCCTTATCAGAATTATATTTATCATGGTTGGTCTGACGCTGTTGTGAATAAAACTGTTAGTGCTGCTGATCCATCTAATCCAAGAATAGACCGTGTTGTTGCCTACGTAGATTTATCAGTAGTATCATCTGCTTCTTCAAATAATCCTGGTGCTTTGTTGTTTGCTGTTGTGGCTGGTACACCGGCATCTTCACCAACAAGACCTAGTGATCCAACTGTTCAGGCTGCTGTTGGTGCTGGAAATCCTTTTGTAGATCTTGCTGATTTGGCTGTTTCAGCAGCAGATACTTCAATCATTACGTCAGAAATAACAGATAAAAGAGCATTGTTTAGTTTGTCGGGTGGTGTCGGTGGTATTGAATTTGGTATACCAGGGGCGTTGACGGTAAATAATGATTTAACACCTTATTGGATAGCACCAAGAGACGGTCTGTTTACTTCTATATATGCACGCGTTAAAACCGCACCAACTGGACAAGCGTTAAACATGAGACTAAATAAAAATGGTTCTTCGGCTGCTACTTTTAGTATTGCAGCGGGGGCAACAAACGTATCCTCGACTGGTTTATCAATAGCATTTGTTGCAGGTGATTACTTTAATTTTGATGTTACCCAAGTAGGTAGTACACTCCCCGGTTCTGATTTAACAGTAGCCGTGGGTTAAGCCTATGGCACAAATACTTGCACCATTTTACGGCAGAGGAATAGATGGTATTTTAAGTCAGACTTCACCAGTCACAGATGCGCCAGTTGATTCTTCAATGTCTGTTACTGCTGCTACTCGTAGTATAAGTGCTACAAATGCTTCTTTTGCTTCAGGCAGAATCATTGGTTTACATCAAAGTAGAGGAGGTAACGGAGATTGGGAATTGGCACAAATACAATCATATTCACCAGGAACCATAACCACATCATCAAACATTGTTAATACTTTCGTTGATTCAGGAGATAGTCAAGCGCAAGTTATACAATTGAAAGAATATAGCAAGATATATTTATCAGCTCAAATATTGGCTAAGGCATGGGATGGAAATGTTGGTGGATTATTATGGTATTTATGTAACGGAGAAACTATTTTGGATTCAGGTGGTATATTTAACGCATCAGGTAAAGGGTTTAGAGGTGGTCTAGGATCTTTGTCATTACAAGCATATTGTGGTGAGGGATCAGTTGGTGCATCAAAATTGCAAAGAACTTCAAATGGTAATGGTGGCGGTGGTGGAGCTGCTGCATCATATAGACGCGGTGCTGGTGCGGGTGGTGCGGGCGCTGTAGCCGGTAATAATGGTGGAGTTATTGATGATGGGCTAGTTAGTAGCGGTGGATTAGTTACTAGTTTATCTGACTTGACCAAAATGTTTTTTGGTGGTGGTGGTGGTGGTTCGCAAGGTGAGGGTGGTTCTTCAGTAGTAGATGGTGCAATTGGTGGTGGTTTAATGATTCTATTTACTAGAGTATTACGTATTTTGGGTGGAGGGTATATCAAGGTTGCTGGCAACGATGCGCCCGCTGCATCTTTCGCCGGAGCTGGTAATGGTGCAGGGGGGAATGTGTTGATTATGTGTGAGAAAGCATATCTTGGAACGGATCAGTTTGATGCCAGAGGTGGTCAAAATAGTGTCGGTACACCGGCGGGTGGCCTAGCTGGTAAGGGCAAAATAAGAATTGTTTGTGGAAGTTATACTGGTTCTATATCTTCTACATATGGAGATGTTCAAATTGTAACGGGTGGATATTCCTGGTTATCTAGAGTTGGTATACTATGATTATGTTAGAAGAAGCAGTAAAAGTAGTTACTCAAAACGGAGTTTTAGGTGCAATTTTAGTAATATTTGGTATAGTTATTTATTCATTATTTAAATTATTAATGGAGGAAAAAGACAAAAGATTAAATGATGTTCAGGAAATGTCAGATAAGTGGACTGAACCCATATCGCAGATTAAAAAGAATACTGAATTACTAAATACACTAACACAAGGTATGATGAACACAATGACACAAATATTAGATAAAGTTAAAAACTCATGATAGTTAATATTTTTAGAAAAGCACTTAGAATTGAAGCGGCTGATAAAAAGGTCGATATTGTAAAGAGGAGATTTGCGCGCAAAATGAATGAAGCAGTGGTAGAATTGGAAAAGGCTGGACGGGTAAACAGGTCAGTAATGAAGAAGACTACAACTTTTTACCTTTGTAAAGCCGTAGGAGCAATAAAATGATCGATATACAAACAGTTGTGGGTGTAATTTTTCGGGCTTTGGCTGTATTTTTGCTATTAGGTTTTGTCTTACCAAAGTCATTTTCTGAGACTAAAGTGTCTAATGGTTTAGGAAAAATGAGACGCGGTATATTCTATTCATTGTTGGTATATTCATTATCACAAATAGTACTTTTGTTTATAAACGAATTTAGACTTTTAGGGCTTGCTGAAGACTCAATTATTGGTTTTGCATCAATGTTTAATAGTATATCAACTCTATTTTTGACTTTTGCATTAGTAATATTATACAGTGCAAAATATGGGCGTGAGGTACAAAAAAGAAGATAATGTTATTTGACTACGTTATTACTTAGTGTTATCATGTGTTTATGTCTCAATATTCCCAACGTGACTCAAGATGGTCGGAAGAGAAAATTGGCGACACACAATCTAGTATAGGTAGATATGGATGTTTAATAACTGCTATTGGTAACGTAATTGATAAAACACCCTCTGAAGTAAATGCACAACTAAAGGAAGTACATGGATATGCAAATGACTTGGTTATTTGGAGCAAAGTACCTGAGGCATTTCCAGAGTTGAAATTTATAAAAAGATCAAATGTTTACAATAACGATGATGTTAAGACTGCAATAGATAGGAATAAGTTTTGTTTAGTAGAGGTAGATTATGATGGGAAAATAGATTCACCG